GAAGCCGTTGGTAATTTCTTTACATAATCCTCTCTATTATCGTAGGCATCCGCTACCATCATTAAAATGGCTTGTCTTATTTGCATAGGTACATTAGATGCAGCCGCTCCATAGCCAGCCGTATAAATTATAGTAACATCATTTATATTACCGTAAAGTGTTGGCCATGTTTTGCCGTAAGCTAAAGATAGCCTGGCAGGTTTTTCAAAATTATCTACAATGTAATTACTACTATTGTATGTCTGTGTTGTATTTTGGCTATCAGCATATTGAAAAGATGTAACCGAAATAACGGGAGATACGGATAAATAAATAATAGGCTTATTTAGCCTATCTAATTTTTCCGTTATTGTTTGAGTAATTAACGCCTGATTCAGATACCTTTCAGCAACTTCACGAGCCGACTGTAGCAAAGTAGTAATTAAAGTATCGTCCGCAGAAGTATCTACCTTCAAATAATTTTTTACTTCGCTTAATGTCCAAACCTCTAAAGATGGTTGTGTCGTTACTTTCCAAGCCATTGTGTATTTTTTAAAGAAGGGATGGATATTGCTACCCATCCCATTTTTTATATATTAGGTCAACTTATTGGCTAGGTGCTTAATGGCAGCAGCTTGTAAAAGTTTACCGTCATATCTCGCGTATAATAAGAATCCTAACTCCATTTCATCCATGAATCTTTCACGCAATGGCACTAAGACATTGTTAGATACTTGACGAATAAGGTATTTAGACCAATCACCAAAATAAACAATTTTTGCAGCAGTTGCCTGTGTAGCAGGAAGATCGTTGTTTATATAGAAATTGTAACCCAATAATCTATCCGGAATACCGTCTCTTAATGATGGTTGAAATAAGGTTGTGTTACTATTGTCTAAGTTTAGTTTTCTTACCGCACTTAAAATAGTATCGTGCATCATAAATGCTGCTGATGGACTATTTCTGTAAGCAATATCAACAGAATGAATAAGGTCAACTAAGTTTGACGCAGTGAAAGCCGTTTGAGATGCAGATACCGCACCCTGCGTAGTATTGGCAGCAAAACCTGTAGGCTTTCCAGAACCATCACCTGTAGTAAATGCAGTATTTAAGCCTCTACCTAAACGCTCACCTAACATAATTGGTAATTCTGTATTCAATAGACCAAACTCATCATTTGCCCATTCTACAGATACTTTTACTAATGTATTAATAACGTGTGCAGCGAAAGTTTCTCTTGTGAATGTCATATCTTGTACCGTAACCGCACCGCCTTCAGTATGCCATGAACCAGTTGTGCCAGTATCATTTACTTTAGGGTAGTACAAAGTACCTGCCTGCGGAGTGGAAATAATACGAGCAACCTGTAACATTGGGCCATAGTAAGCCATAGTTCTTTCAAGCTCATTCGAGAATTGGTAAGGAATAACATAACCACCAGCTAAACCACTTTCAGATGTAGTAATAGTTGCCGTTCCTCTCATTTCCGTTAACAAGGCTCTATCTTTACTCGATAGCTCTCTTTTGGCAATAGCTTTAATAAACGCTGCCTGATATTCTGGAGACTTTACAATCTCTCTTTTATCAGTTGGCAAAGCTGCAATAGTTTGCTCCGTTGCAGACATTGATCTTTCTTCGGCATCAATTTCATTCCATCTTTCAAGGCGTGAAATTTGTTCCGTATAATTTTTAAAGTTAGCATCGGCAGCGTCCCATTGTGCCAATTCCTCGGCATTCATTAAACGACCTTCTGCAGATGCTCTCTTTTGCAAGTCCTCCATTATGGCATAATCGGAAGCCCGCTTTTCTCTTAGCAATTTAGAGTTCATTATTTTGTTTTTAAATTAAGTAAGTGCAGGGCGTTCCTGCGTAATTCGTTCTGAATATTAATCTCTGATTTAACAGATATATCAATAACTTTTAGTAAATCTTTGTCTATTTCCTTTGTAGCGTCGTAACTTCTTTTTGCCACCATTGTATCCGGATTAGCTGGATAAGTTACCGGAGAAACATCATACACTTTTTTAATAGAGCGGATAACTCTTTTAGGTTTACTACCCATTCTTTCTTGCCAATCCTCAGCCTCTACGGTAAATGCAAAGCTACTTTGATAAACATCACCACGCTTTACCATTTCTAATAAGTCATTACCTAATGTAGTGTTTGGTGCCTCAAATTCATATTCCATTGCATTGGTTGCCGTGTTGTGGTAAGAAATACCAAAACCGTTTTGGTTGCTCCAAAAGGCTGCGCCCGCAAACCCGCCCGCGCTTGAACGCAAACCGCCTATATTATCTTTGTCAATATTCAATCGGCTTTGAACGTTGCCCAGGCCGTCAAAGCTCGCAACCTCAAAACCCAGGGGCAAAATTTGCAAAACGGTATTTTCACCCGTGGCGTTATCCTGGGCGCTTAATTCGCGGGCAAAGGCCGTTTGCTGGTCGTTGGTTTCGTTGTCCCCTGTTGAATCAACAACGGTTGAACTTTGCCCCGCAATTGATAACGCGCGTTCGCTTTGTGCTGAATCAATATTAGATAAAACACCCGCGTTAATTTCGTAACCGCTCCCGTTATCAATAATAAAATTTTGAACGTCAACCGTTGCACCGCCCAACGTTGCAAACCCCGCTATTTTTATACCTGGGGCAATAGGCAAAGAATCGGTAAGGACTAAAGACAATTCGGGAACAGTTGCGGGCGCGGCAACTATACCCGCGGCACCGTTGGCCGCGTCCAGGTCAATATTAGGGGCGTTCGTTGCGCTAATCTTCCACAATTGCGCGGCCGTGCCGCCTGGGGTTGTTGTTCCAAAATATAACATTGCGTTGTTGGTTTTTAGTTAGTGTAAATTTTACGCCTTACATACAATTCAAACGCGGGAACGGTTGCCGTTATATTGTAACGGCTCACATTCAATTCGCCAACGTTGCCGCCATCTACTAAAAATTCATTGGTTGCCAACGGGAAACCGTCAACCGAAACAACGCCCGCGCCTTTGTTTATAAAAATTATTTCGTTGCAATTGCTTTCGCACGCCATTGCTTTCGATATTAACTCGGTTTCTACTTTGTAAGGTTGTAATTTTGGCATTGTGTTTTATGTTTTGTGTTTCGCTCCGCTCACTAACAGACTCTTTGATAATTTTAAACCCTGGGTTATTTAACGCGCGTTATACCAACGGGCAAACCCTGGGCAATTTCGTATAGTTTGGATAACTCTTTTTCATTCAAAAAACTTTCCAGGAATGTAAACAACTCCGTTTTGTAAAGACTATAAAAAACTTTTGCAACCTGGCTTAATTGCGTTTGAGTTTTGAGATAACGAAAGACGGAAACAACCGCGGTTTCATCATCATTAAAAACGCCTTTTGCCTTTTTCAGTTGTTGCGCTATCAATTCGGCCTTTGCCGTTGTTAGTAGTGTTATGGCGTATTTGTTGCCCTTTGTTCCGTTTGCTTTTATCCAATCTTCAGCGAATGAACGCGCCCAGGGTTTAAACTTTGCAAGGGCGCCCGCGTTGGCCTCTGCCTGTTTACTTTCCTGGGACGGTATCAACCCGAATTTTTGCGCAACCGCACCGATTAACAACAACGCGCCCACGGGTAGAATGTACGCGCTATAATCTTTATTTTCTGCCATTGGTTAAATAATAAGTTGCCGCGGCAACGGTTAATAATACTATTGCGGTTTTGCCTTTGTTCTCTGCAACTAAATGCGTTGTTGCGCCTAACGCTTTTTTTATAACGTTGGCCATACTTGATATTATTTCGGAATAGTTGGGGTTGGTAGAATAGCCCGCGCGTTGTAATTCGCGCGCCTGTGCCTCGGGCGTTGTTGCGGTAAACACTTTCTTATAACGCGGGTTAACCTGTAAGAATTTTACATAATCTTTGAAACTATCCCCAGGCGTTGCGTATGCACGAAACCGCGCGGCCGTTTCTATGTATTTATTTCCCGCCTGGTCAACTTCGCCCGTATCAAACGTGGCGGTTTTGCCCGTCCATTTTTTGCCCGCCTTAATACCAAAATAATTGTTGTACTGTTTTGCAAGTTGCGTGCCTGGCATTTTGCCGCCTTTGGCGCTTTCTATTATTGCCTGGCTCAAAAGTATTTCGGGAAAAATTGCCGTTCCCTTTGTGGCGTTAATTGCCGCGTTTGAATTGGCGGCTATCCATTCGCTATACTTACTCATAACATTTCTAAATATTGGTTGAATTGCTCGGGGTTCTTTTCTGCAAACGTGGCCAACTTTTCCAGGGACGAAACGAAATTAGAATCTACATTTTTTAGTTTCTGTAAAGCTATTGCAAGACGTTGCGCGGCCTTTCTCTTTTCGTCCTGGTTCCCGTTAACGGGTTGCGCTTGGGGCGTTGGTTCCGCGGGCGCCTGGGTTGTTGTCCCCGCAATTGGTAACGTTGCTTTTTTGGTTTCGGGTTCCAAAAAAATCTTCATTAAATACTTCTCTAACAATTGGCTTTTGTTGTTGCCTTTGTTGCTTTTCAACTCATCTAACTTTCGTTCCAGGGCGTTTATTTGCGCGTCCTTTTTTTGTTCGGCAATCATCACATTTAACGCAATCAATTGCGCGGTTATATCGTTGCCGTAGTTTTGCGTTTTTCCCTGGTAAAAATCGTTTGCCGGTTGTTTCAAATTTCGTTCTGAATTGATAGGCGAAGAATCAACGCACGCAACCCGGTATTTAAAAACGTTTGTTATCTGGTCACCGCCTTTTTTTAATACCCTGGGCGTTACTTGAATTAAAACAAATTCGCCCGCAACGCCCTCGAATACTTCTCGCATTGTTCTCATGCTTTCTTCAATTGCCATCGTTTCGCTATCCTGTTTATACAATAACTCCCCGCTATCGTCCCACATACGCCACAAACGGCAACCGCCTTTAATTGCCGCGTTAATTACAAAATCAATTTTTACATAATTGGCCACGGGCTGAAATTTATTTAGTTGTGTAATCAATACTAATTGGCACCACGAAAGGCGCGCGGGTAACGGGCGCCTTTGTAAACTCTATAAAACATTGCCGCGTTGAAACGGCCAACCGCAACGCCTTACGTTGTTTTGGAGCCGCCCCCGCGTTGAAACCTGGGGCGTTTGGCAATACTAAAAACGTTGACGCGGGGCAACGTTGTAAACGCAACGTATTGCGTTTATCGGCCAACGTCAACAAAAGGTTTTTATAATCATCGAATTTAATTGTATCGTATTGCACCCCGTTCACCTGGTAAGTTGCGTCCATATCGAACGGCACGCCAAAAAAACGCACCTCAGTATAATGAACGCGCAACGCGGTAACAATACCCGCGTCAATTAAACTATTTTGGTCAAAGTAATAACGTTCACCAACCGCGGGCGCGGTCTTAAAAATTAGCAGCTGTAGATATTCATTACTGCCATTAAAAGACGGCAACGCGTCCGTGTTTAAATTCGTTTCAGTAAACATGGCGGTTATTGTTTGCGGGTTTCGTAATACCAATTGAAACAAACCGATTTATTTGCCGCAATTCCCGCGCTATTTACAGTAACGTAACACTTTGTCAACGTCACCTCTAATTCGTTTAATTTACGAATGAAACCGCCATTTAAAAACGTGCAAAGGTTTGTTGCGGGTATCTTGTAAAGTTTTTCATTACTGCCAACGGCAACCGTGAAAGTAAGTTTTGCCAACTCTGCAAGGGTTAACAATGCAACGCCATTTGGCGAAGTATCTAACACATCGTTGTAATACGCTTCAACGCCTGTAAAAACTATCCGTTGGCCGCCACGCGGTACCAGGTTTGGATAATCTTTAAAAAAGATACGGGCGCCAATTGCGGGCGCGGCCGCTCCTAAATCAATTTCAGTAAGGTAAGAGTTTTTAATTGTGAACTCTTGATTGTACATGTTCTTTGTAGCCACGGCAAAATATTTTTATAAGGTTATTGAAAAAGGGCGCGAAATTATTTCGCGCCCCTAAATTGAAAACTAAATTCTTATTGACGCGGTGCGGTTTGGAATTGCGCCCCGTTTTGTTCTAAGAATCCACGCAGATATAAAACAACGCGGTTTGTGGTTCCCGCTCCCGCCATTGCAACCGATTCAGGCAACGTTAACGAAAGGTCGTTTTTCGTTGCACCGCTTAAACGTATGCCTGGGGTTAATGAATAGAACGGGTAATCCCCACGGTCGAAAGAGTTAGCAACGTAAACGCTCGGGGTTGTTGTTGTTTCAACGCCCTGTTGCGCCACTCCAACGCGGTAAAAACGATAAACATCGAATGAATCAATAAATATCGTTGAATTAACGCGCACGGTTAAATATCCGTTGTAAAGGGCTTGCAACGCGCTCGCCTCTGCACCCGCGTATATCAACGGGTTCGGGAACGTATCTAATTGCGCGGCCGAAATTTTGCCCGCGGCCGCTTGTTTGTAAATCATTACGGCCATACTTGTAACGGTAAAACTATCGGTTATTGCTAACCGCTTTTCGTTGGCGTTGGCCTGTCCCTGGTTTAGTAACACATCAAAATTAACGTTGCCCTGGGTTCCTAAAACTTGTTCAAGTCTTAAATAACTTTGGGTTGTTACAACGCCTGGGCGTTTTTTAATACTGTTGAAAATTGCGCGGCTTCTATCAGTCGGCTGAATTTTTGTTTGTTTGCGTAGCATAACAAAATTGGTTTTAGTTTATAAAAAAAAGAGTTGAATTTAATTAAAATCATCGGCCAAATCATCGCCCAGGTCGTCCGATAAATCATCCGAAAGGTCGTCCGATAAATCATCTGAAAGGTCGTCCGATAAATCATCTGAAAGGTCGTCCGATAAATCATCTGAAAGGTCGTCCGATAAATCATCGTTTACGTTGATTATTTCGTCTAAACTTTCGTCTAATCCCTCAATAACTTGCGCGGCCACGGTACTCATATCGTCACCCGTCAACGCTCCTATGCCTGGTATCTTTTCTGCCGCGTAATCTGCAACGGCACTAATTGCCATACCAAAACCAACGTTTTGCAACATCGGGTTTTTCATTCTCATTAAGAGGACGCCAACAACCGCGGGCGTGGCACTCTTTGCCATTTCATTAGTCCCAACCATCGGTAACATTGGTACTAGTCTATTTTTTACGGCTTTGCCGCCAATTGCGCCAACGGCACCCAACGCAATTTCTTGTAAGTCTTTAGATAAATTTTTCATACTTTAAAGGGGGTTTTTATTAACGGTTTTGATTAACGTTTAAATTTATTTATTAACGCCTGGCGTTGCTTTTCTTCGCTATGAATTTTTGCAATTTTCTTTTTCCATTCGCTTTGCCGCTCGTTGTTCATTTTGTGCGTGGCGTGAACGCGGTGCTCGTAATTTTTCCACACTTCAAAAGACGCGCTTGCTTTTGGTTTCTTTGGCATTTTGCGCGGTTTCGGTTGCTTTGGTAGTTTCTTTTTCATACCTGGGTTAATTGTTTTTTTTAGGACGTTTGAAAATAAATTCATAAACGGACGCGTTAACGCCTGTTTTAACCGCGGGCGCCTGTTTTGGCTCCTTTACCTTGCGGGGTTTCTTTGGCGCATCGTTTGGCACCTTAATTGATTTTTTGGGCATATTTATTTTTTAGATTTAAGAAAATACAACGCACCCAACCCCAACGCGGCAAACGGCAAATATTTAGTTGCCTGGTCTGCAAAACTGCTTGCCTGTTTTAAACGGGCGGTTGTTCCCGTTTGGCGCATGTACGCGCCCGTAAAATAATCATCCCCCGCCTGGGCAACTTTCTCGACCGCGGCAAACGCTTTCGGGTTTTTCTTTTTCTTCTTGTGAATTGCCGCGCCTATCCTTTCAACTCCAACCGCGGCAACTTTGCCCAGGGAAGAAAACAATTCGCCCCAATCCGCCCCGTTAATGCCCTCTATTTCTTCGCCTGGTTGCCCGTCTTGCAATTCAGCGCCCGCCCCTGGTTCCAGGTTTGCCGCGGCCTGGGCAAACCCTGGCGTTTGTTGTTGCTCCTGTACTAACTCTTTGCCCGTGTCGGCTAATTCGCCCGCTTCTTTCTTTTTACCCAACCCCGCGAACGCTTTTATCATTACGGGAATTATTGCGGCAATAACAGGAATTGCCGCGGCCGCGGCCGCGGCAACGGGAATGGCGTTTATACTTTCTAAATCCCCGATATATTCGCAACTGCCAACGCCTTTTAATTTTTGGTATTTTGCTTTTGCCTTTTTACTCAAAAATAAAGGTTTATGTTTTGCACCCGCGGCAATTGCTTTGGTTAACAGTTTGGGCAGTCCTCCTATCTTTTTCCAAAACGGTATTATCTTCGTATCGAACGCGGTTTTTTTCGGGTTCTTTTTGTCTTTCTCATTTTGCAACATCTTCATTTTTGACGCGAACGCGTTAACGTTCAACGCCACCAATGCAAGATAAGCACCGCGGCCAATTCCCAACGTAATAAACGCCACGCCCCGCCCGAATTTCTTTAGTCCCTTTTTTACTTTGGCTTTGCGTTTTGCTTTGCGTTTTGCCTTTTCTTCTTTGCTTAATTTCTTACTAATAACGTTATCGTTAACAACGCCATAAATTACGGGCGCGCCCCCGTTAATTACTCCCGAAACGCGGCCGCCATATTGCGGGCGCCTGGGGTTCACTCCGTGGCGCTTACATAGCGCGCTTTTTATGCGTTTGCGCTCCGCTTTTGGTAATGCCTTATAAAAGGCCAACGCGCGCGCCTTATTGCCCTCAATACCGCTTAAACTTGCAACTTTCATTGTATCGTAAATTTTAGTGAATGAATATTTTTTTTCGCGGTCAAAAAACACATAACAACCGTCTATTATAATTTTTTTGCCGTTCTTATCTTTTGTAAAGGCGTAAACGTGTGACGGCATTTGTTTGCCTGGTATGTAACCGCTAAATTGAAGAAAGGCGGGCAACCCCAGGGAACGCAGCACGGAAACCGTGAACAATGCAAAACTTTTACAATCGCCCGAATTGTTTTTTTTATGCGTGTCGAAAATAAATCGTTTCGGGGTTCTGATTAGTTGCAAATCGTTTGTATCCCTTACATACTTTGCACGGTTGCGCAAAAATTGCCAAATTGCAAAGGCCGTGGCGCGGGTTGTTTCGCGTTTGAATTTTGGCGCCATTTGTTTTACTTCTGCCGTGGCGCCTGGTATCATCCCCAACATTGCGTTTATAATATCGCCATTGATAGCGTTATCATGTAGCACCGTCAATTTATTTTCAATTGGCGGCAATAGCTTTATAAGTTGCGCGGGTTCCATTTCTGAAACCAAATTAAAAGCAAATAATTGAACAATCCAAAACCGCGTTTTTTAGGTTGAAACCGCGGCACCGCTAACCGCTATCACAAACAAAGGCGTTAACGCGCCTTGTATCTATATCATCGGGGACGTATCCCGTTAACCGTACGCCCGTTATTATACAATGCCAATCGTTGCCGCGCCATAAATACGCGGTTGCGTTCGCGTCCAGGTCTGTAAATTCTTGCGCCTGTAAATCATCTTCAATTGCGCCCTCTGTTATTTCGTTAAATGCGCGTTGCTCCTCTTTGGTATATCCTATCGGTTGCAATACTCTTTTGCAATACAACGCCCGATAAATTTTATCCAACGCGCTCACATAGATTATTAAATCATCCTGGGCAACTTTGCGTTTAATTACTTCGCGCAATTCGCCCGCCTGGGTTGTATATGTTTCGGTACTCCATACGTAACGGCCGCCCGCGCCTTTACTCTTTGTAAGAATCTTTGCCGAATATTTAAAAAGTTCTTCCAGGGTTCCGGGCGTGGCCGCGCGTACATCCTGGGCGCAACTTTTTGCGGTTGGCCAATACTGCAACCACATTTGTAAAAGTAATTCACCCTTGAACGTTCCCGCGGTTGCGCGGTCGTTGTTGTAATCATCTAACAATTTTTCAAAACGCTTAATTGATAACCCGCGGTTTTTCCATATTTTATAAATCTTCGCAATACTTCTTTCATCGTCTTTACTCTTTAGAATTTCCCCGTCAATTAGCAAATGCAAATGCGGGTGAAAGTCCCCGCGGTCGTTGTTGTATGATATTTCCATTTTGCGAAACCCGCGAAACTTCAACCCGTATTTGCGCAAAAGGTCGAAAGACTTTCGACAAAATTTTTGCATTTCGCCAATGGCCGCGTTAATATCTGCAACCCCGCCCGCAACGTTTGGAATTGTCAACGTTATAAATTGCGGTTGGTGCATTGTGTCCAGGTGGCCGCGGTATTTGTTTAATAGTTTGGCGGTTCTTATTCGGTTGCATACAACGCACCAACGCCCCCCGCAATAGGTAGAGGATAATTTGTTACCCGTTTGCGTTATTATTTGCGCGCACATCAACGTGCGTTCATAGCTACGTTGCAAAGGGCTTTGCAAGTCGGCCAATTCTTTTGCAAGGGCAACCGAAAAGAATTTAGAACGCGCGCGTTTTTTTAATGTTTCGGCCTGGGTTTGTATTGCCTGGGTACTTCCTTTAGGGGCGGCAACCCTGGGCGCCTGGGCGCCTGGGTTGTTTAATACTAAAAGGGGGTTGTTTTTCCGTTGCAATTTCCGCAGTTGTTCTAATGTATTAAACCCCGTTTTGGGCAAAGGTCACAAAATACGTTGCGGCCGCAATATCTGCCGAATTAGGCGCGGTTTCGGGTTCCGTGTCGGTTTGCCCTACTTCATTAAAAACCGCGGTAAAAACGGCCTCCATTTGCGCCTGTGGCAATTGCCAACGGGCGCCACGTTTAAAGTGCGCGTTAATCATCCCCGCGGCAACTTCTTGCAACCGTTCCCACTTTTCAACGGCCGCGGGCAAATTGCCTGGTTCTTTTTGGGTTGCCAATAAATGCGAATGAACGCGGGCGCGTTGCTCCGCAAAAATATACGCGTGTGCAAAGTGGCGGGCGGTTGCGCGCCATTCTTCAAACCTGGGGTTGTTGGTTGTTGGTTCCATTGTGTTTATTTATAACAGAAATAAAGCAATAAGAAAGGCCGCCCATAAAAGGACGGTAAAAACTGCAACCTGTAAAAATTCGCGGGTTGCTCGTTTCAAAATAAACGTTGTTGTATTGGTTGGGTAATCGTTGCGGGTTGCTCCGTTTGTTTCGGTTCACGTATTGGCACGAACACGGGCGCGGCCAATTCAACAATGCGTTGTTGTATGCTTCTATACTCTGCAAGTAGTTGCGCGCGTTCCTGGGTATCTTTTGGCGCGTCCCAAATTTTGCGGCCAATTTCCAGGCGGTCAACAATTAACGCGTCAATTGCATAACGTAACGGCCAAAATTCGGGCGCTGCAAATTGTATATATCTAATCATTTGCCCGAATAATTTAAAACCCAACCGCGGCTATATGCTTGTTTTGTAGTAACCAACAACACACGCACCCGCCTAATATAGCACGGATGGAAAAAACCCAACTTTAAAAACCGCGTCAACGCCTCACCAATACAAACCGCGTCAACAATTTTAATATTAGCAACCTTGCCCAGGTAAACAACCTGAAAATAAAATACCTTAATACGTTTCATAAAATTATATTTAGTGAATAGAAATAAAAAAAGGGCGCGCCCGTAACGGGTTGCCCTTGTATAGATTGAAAAAATGTTTTTAGCTTTGCGGCCATAATCGAAAGGTTCATTTTCGGTTTACGTATAGGGTAACAATTTGCAGTTGTTGCCCTATTTTATTTTTAGTCGGTTTGCGGTTGCCGCCTGTTTCTATTCGGCAACCGCTCCCCAGGGTTTAAAACAACGGGGCGTTTGGTCTGTTATTCGCAACGCGTCCGAAGTAAAGCACAAATCTATAAATAATTTGTAAAGTGCAAACCATTACAAATTTACATCAACGAAACCAACCAAAACGCCCGCGGTGTCATATATCGGAAACTCGGCAACCTTTGCGCGCGCGGCACCCGTGGCCGCGGTTTGGTTGGTTCTTATTTTGCCGTCATTCATTAAAATAAAAACGGGGTTGGCCGTGCCTGGGGCGGTCACTTGCAATTTATCGGAATAGATAGCGAAATCGTACTCCATTCTCTCTGTGGATTTTGCCGAGACTGTTTCCGAGAGGGCCAATTGGACTGTATTCGCCCACGCCACTATCGATAGGGTGGGGCGCACCTATATAGACATGTTGGTGAGAGAAAAGTGGCAACCCCATGAGAGCGTAAAAGCACTCCTCACATTCTGCAACAAACTTCGTCCTACGTATTTGGTGATGGAAGAGGTTAATTTCACACGTGGATTAAGGGTGGCGCTCGAAAGAGAGTGGCAGACTAATTCTGGAAACTTCAAACCCTCCATAAGGTGGACCAAGCGCCCCGCGAATAAGGAAAAGGAAGAACGAATTCGTCTCACTCTCCAACAACCTTATAAAACCGGGGATGTTCGCTTCGTGAAGGAGAAAATCGAAGATGCCGCGTGGAATGGCCTTATCCAGGAACTCAAGGAATTCCCACGTTCTACCTCCGATGACATCCTAGATGCGATCTCGGATATATTCGATACGCGCGATTGGTTTGGTAAGGAATATGGTAAATCAACCGTCCCGAATGAATTTATCTCCATTCTCGAAGATCCTACTTCGATAGGAGAATTTATCGCCGCCACAGGCAATCTCCCCATGGAAACAGGCCCCTTCAACTCCGATTCCACCTGTATAGTAACCCCCGATAACCTCATCGAATCCTACTACGGAAACTTCCGGGGTTAAATAGATGGTAAAATTGATGTAGGAGAATTATTGATAAGATGGGATGGCTAAAAAAGCTCGGAAAAGGTGCCTCAAAGGTGGGATTTGGCCTCAAAGCGG